TCCGTAACGAGCTTGACGGCGGACAGTTTGAACTCTTTCGAATACTTGATCGGTCTTCCCATGGGCTTCTCCTCATGGGCGGACGATAACCTCTCGCTTCGTGTCCGTCATCTATAGGGCACTTCAGAAACCACTTCACCCTTGAGGCGGACTTGCCCGTCGAAGAAGTCCCCTGGCGGATAGGGCTCGTTATAGGGCCGTCGGGTTCAGGCAAATCGTCAATAGGAAAACGGTTGGGTGAAGCAGGCTTTTGTTTTCACCAAGAATCCGCATGGCCCGCCGATGCCCCTATTATCGACGCCATCGCCAAAGATGGAAACTGGCAGGATGTGACGGGGGCGCTCTCGGCTGTGGGGCTGGGAGATGTGCCCTCATGGCTGCGGCCCTATCATGTACTTTCCATGGGTGAACGCTTCCGGGCTGAACTGGCCCGCATAATCAGTGAGCCGCCCGCAAAGATCGTTATCGACGAGTTCACCTCTGTGGTTGACCGGCAGATAGCAAAGGTCGGCGCCCATGCTTTTGCAAAGGCGTGGCGCAGGACCGGTGGGCAAGCCGTATTGCTATCCTGCCATTACGACATCGTAGAGTGGGTGCAACCTGACTGGATGTTTGATACGGCGACCGGCCAACTTGCACGGGGGTGCCTTCCACGCCCCCCAATTACACTGGAAATCCGACAATGCGGCTGGGAGTGGTGGCCATACTTTGCGCCGCATCATTATTTAAAACTACCACAAATGATTGCGGCAACATGCTATGTGGGCTTCATTGACGGTATACCGGTGGCGCATCTGGCGGTGAGCACCCGGTCACGTTACGAAGCGCGGGCCTGCCGGCTGGTTGTTATGCCAGAATGGCAAGGAGCCGGGGTCGGCCTGCGTTTTCTGAATGCCGTATGCGATATGTGGCGGCGAGGCAAAAACCGCTATGGTATACCAATGCCCGTTTTGTTTCATACTTCACACCCCGGCCTTGCGGTTGCCCTGCGCCGTCGACCGGAATGGTGCCAGGTCAGCGCCCGGCTGCATGGTGAAAGTAAGATTCGAAGCCGGGAGAGTATAGCCAGAAGCGCCCGCAAGAGGGGAAAGCAGTCCCCAAAATCGGGTTATGGAGGTCACTTCCGGGCGGTACAGGGCTTTCGCTACATGGGAGATCGCCCATGAAGGTGGCCATCTTAGGACAAGGCTGGTTGGCCACAGAGGTTTTGCACGCGCTAGGCAGAATACCGGCCCTTAGTATTGTGGCCGCTTCACCGGAAAAAACTGATGACCGCTTTATGCTTGCCCTGAAGCACGCGGGGGTTCCGGTCATACCAAACCTTAAACATCTGCCGCACTGCGACCTCATGGTGGCAGCCCACTGCCATCGTTATATCGGTGCGGGGGCTTTACTCAAAGCCCGACACGGGATTCTCGCCTATCACCCGTCGCTGCTCCCAAGGCACCGCGGGCGTAACGCAATCCACTGGACGCTGGCCATGCGTGATCCCATAGCCGGTGGCTCTGTTTATCTGATGGACGATGGTGTTGATACCGGAGACATTGTCTGCCAAGACTGGTGCCATGTTCTGCCGAACGATACCCCACAGACCTTGTGGCGGCGCTCTCTGGGGCCAATGGGGGTGCGCCTTCTCACCCAGGCCGTCACACGGCTTGTAAGAGATGGCACCTTGCATACAATGCGGCAAGATGAACGATGCGCCACATGGGAGCCAGCATTGGCCCGTGAGCCTCTCAAAAATACAATCTAAAAACAGGTGCCCCGGAATACCGACCGGGGCACCAAATTTTAACTCTCGAATTTCCCATTTTGAAATGGCAAAATTCTCAAATAGAGTGTCAGCTTACACTCATGGGACCTCGACAAGAAAACCCAAGGTTCCCTGTGGGGAGCTAGTTAATTTGGCACATACGCCAGAGAGGCTTGCGTGTGCTTTTTCTTTAGCTAAAACGGACTATTAGTCGTATTTGACGTGTCGAATCGCGCGCAATGGCATTTGTGAAGAAAATATAAAAAAATGGAAAAAGCTGCGCAACTTTTGGCACAACTTTGGTTAAGAATAATAAAAAAGCAGGCGCTGTTTGGGCACCTGCTTTTTTTATTACCTAAGTGCGGCTCTAACGGGCCTCTCGACACCACCAAATAACGCGACCTATAACGCGAACGTTTTCCGCCAGGTCGCTCCCGCGTGGTATTTTTATATCTTGGTATCTTTTGTTTTTTGAACGGATGACGAGAGTGCCAGGCTCCATATCTAATTGTTTGACCATGATAGTCTCTTCGACGCCGACAGCAAATATGCCGCCGGCGATGACTTGGTTCTTACTCTGATCAATCAATACCATGTCCCCATCGCATATATCCGGCTCCATGCTGTCGCCTGAAACCTCCATCAGCACCATGTCATTCGCATTTCCCTTTGTGCGAATCCAGTCTTTACGAAACGCAAACTTACCGTTGCACTCCGTTTCCACTTCAAAGCTGCCGCCCCCCGCACTGAGACGAGCCTTCAAACGAGGAATCCAAACCGTTTCAACACCTTCCTTTGGTTGTTGGGGACAGCGATTCAGTGCCCTTTCATCAAAGGGCGCCGGCTCGTTGAGCTTCACCAAAGAAAGAGGATCACCAGCTTTCGCAATGCCGGATCGTGCATGCTCTATTGCCGTTCGTTCATGATCATACATAGGGCCGTGCCCTAACAGAAGCCACTCTAAGCGGACTCCAGTTTCTGAACAGATTTTTAGTGCCACATCTGTGTTGGGCAGATTTTCGTCCCGCTCGTAAAATCCAAGGGAACCCTTACTGATCTTGAGTTGCTTGGAGAAGGCATCCTGAGAGGTTGCGCCCCTTGCGGCTCTTATTCTTGAACCTAGCGTTTTCATGGGTAAATGTTCCGCGGATTAAGTCTTACTTTGTACAAAATTGCGCGCTGTGTACTAATTAGCTCTTTTGACTAGAAAAACAGCACGCAAGGCAGAAATCAAACCTTTACCCATTTTTCTGCTTGATATGGACAGTATTTTGACCTAAAAGAAGACATGGGCGGTTGATAAACGGAGATACAAGTTCAACCTCAGTTTACAGCCGCTCCATGCAACGGTCAACGTCCCATTTTTTACTAAATTTTGACGCCAAATGTGACTTTGATGGACGGAGAAATGAAGCAGCTTTCCCTCTTCGACAACGTGGCAAACAGGGTTGCCCTGCTAGACAGGGAAATCAAATCTGCCATGAACGAAGCCTGTAAGCATTTTTGTAGCCGCAACAGGGTTTCGCGTGAGGAGGTTGTTGACCGCATGAACGCACTGGCATTGCAGGCGGGCGTGCGTCTTACCGGTGGAAACGCCAAGCAGCTTTCAGATCAGATTCTGGCAAAGTGGTTATCTCCTTCATCCCCTGAACATATGCCTAGCCATCGTGCATTAGCTGTCTTTTGTGACGTTGTTGGCAGTCTTGAGCCTTTGGCGGTTCAGGCTGCCGTGCATGGTGGCACTGTGATTGATGAGTCGCAGAGGCTGCGTCTGGAGCAGGCGGAAGTTGAAGACCAGATCAAAGCGTTACAGCGTCGTAAAAAACAACTGGAGTCAATTCGATGATTGGGAATGCACATGCGGCAACCGGAGCCGGAATACACCGTCAGCCGTATCGGATCAGAGAATTTCTGGACGCACGCGGATTGTCAATGACTGATGTTGCACGACAGGTCGGGGTTAGCCCTCAGGCTGTTGCGGCAACGGTAAGAGGCAGACGCAATCACCGCAAGGTTCTGAAAGCCTTGCTGGAGATGGGATGCCCTGCAGATGTGCTGAGCTTGCCGGCGGATTTGCAACAGAGGAGCGTGGCATGAGCACCCAAAAGGTAGTCGCCAGTATTTGCCGCAATGGCATTGTCCGGATTGATACAAAGTGTGGTAATGGCGCAATCCCCCTGTGTTGTGGGCCTATACCTGCCGTGACAAGTGTTGTGGGATTGCATTGTACCCTCTGCTACGACGGCAAGGGGTATAAATACAGTCCCGTTACGCTGGAGGCTGACGATAACAAAGCGTTGAAGATGGTTGTAGATTTATCCCGCGCAATGGCTGAGGGCGTTGCGTTCTATTCGCATCAGTCCCCGGAGTTTTGGACGGTTGATGGTTCTTAACAGTCAGGGCCGGAATCACAACGCGAGAGTATTTATGACGATGTACAAGGACGCATACACTACTAAAGAAGTAGCAGAAGTGCTTAATCAGCAAATCCGCTCTTTAAATCGTCGTGCCAAAAGCGAAGGCTGGCAGTCCCGGCCTCGTAAAGGGCGCGGGGGTGGCAACGAGTGGCTGGTGGAATCTATGCCAAAGGCCACTCGTCGGGCCATAGCTGCCGGCCTGCTGCGTATGCAAGACCCTGATTCCGGCAGAGTGCCAGCTGTGCCGGATGCTGCCGGAACCGGGCGCCGGGCGGGCATTGCCTCACGCCTTGGCAATCTTTCGGGCTTAAGCAAACGGCAGCGCGAAGTCGCAACTGCCAGACTGGCCTTTGTGCGTGAAGTTCATCGGCTGATGGGCGTTGTAGGAAAAGAAGCGGCCATACAGAGCCTTGTCAGCGCAGCGGCAGATGGCAGCCTTGCTTTGCATCTGCAACAGCTGGTTTCCGTAGCCAATGACAAGACCGGCAACGGTAAGGCAAAGCGCGGCATTTCACGCCGCAGGCTGTATGCGTGGTGCAGCGATTATGAACGCGGCGGCGAGGAAGCTCTGGCACCTAAGCACCGGCAGCCGGACTATACCGTACCGGACTGGGCACCGCTTTTTTTGAGCTTTTTTCAGCAACCGCAAAAGCCATCTATGGTGCAGGCTCATAAAGACCTGCTTGCCGCGTATGAAAGCGGCAAGCTGACCGGTAAGGCGCCCTCTCTGGACGCAGTGCGCCGCTGGGCCAAAAAAGTGGCACTGCCGGAGCTTTCACGGGGCCGGAAAACGGGCAATGCCCTGCTTTCCATGGCTCCATGCAAGCGGCGTTCAACAACGCATATGCTGCCCACAGATTGCTACACAGCCGACGGAACTACTTTTGATGCAGAGGTGCGCAATCCACTGAACGGCCGACCATTCAAGCCGGAAGTTACCCTGGTGCTGGATGTCGCCACGAGGCGGTGCGTTGGTATTTCGCTGAGCATGTCTGAAAACATGCAGAGCGTACTTGATGCGTTGCGCATGGCGTGCATGTTCGGTGGCATCCCTGCCATGTTTTATGCCGACAACGGCCCCGGTTACGACAATCTGCAACTGTCGACCGAGGGGACGGGCATTCTTACCCGACTGGGTATTGAGCGGGCTGCATCCTTACCCGGTCGCCCGCAGGGCAAAGGGCTGATGGAACGGGCTGTGGGCACCATCTGCGAGCCTGTGGCCAAACGCCTGCCGTCATGCACGCATAGTGACATGGACAAGGACGCAGCGAAGAAGGTGTACAAAATCACCAGAGAAGCCTTGAAGCGTAAGGTGCAGACAGCGTTTTTGCCCAGCTGGGAAGACTTTAAGGAGCTGATGCTTGAACGTGTTGTGGAATATAACGCCACACCGCACCGTGCGCTGCCTAAAATAACAGATGAAACAGGCCGCCGGAGACATATGTCGCCTGACGAGTGCTGGGAACACCACGTGCAAAACGGCTTTGAACCGGTGCGCGTGCCCGAAGATATGAAGGATGAGCTGTTTATGCCCGCGGAGCGGCGTTTCACTCGCAGGGGCGAAGTCACCTTCTACGGCGGAACCTACTACTCGGAAGAGCTTGCGCCATACCATGGCGACGCAGTCATGGTGCGATACGATGTGTGGGATGCTTCACGGGTTTACATATGGACGATGGATGGCCGGAAAATATGCGACGCGCTACTGGACGGAAACAGCACGCCCTACTTTCAGCAATCGCGTATTGAAGCCGCCCGCGAACGCAGAGCACAGCAGCAGCTCAGGCGGCTTGAGCGCAAGGCTCAGGCAATTGACCCCGCTGCAACGCTGGCACTGCCTGAGGCACAGCATCCAGTAACCATCGACCTGCTGGCCGACTCACTGCAGCGCCCTGAACCAGTCAAAGCTGCATGTTCCGCAGAAGACCCCCCGATTACCCTGCATGTTGTGCAAAAGCGACCGCGCTTTATGCATGCGTATGAACGCTATGAATGGCTGATGCGTAACAAAGACCGCTGGGAAACCAATGATGAACCATGGCTGATGGACTATGTGGAGAGCGCGGAATACGCCGCCAGCCATGACCGGTACGAATATGAAGGTATCGCCTGGCCGCACTGGGCAGAGCCTGCCGCCGGAAATCCCCGTTAACAACAGGAGCAACTGATGCTGAAACAGTTTGTACAAACAGAAAACTATACCCGCTTTACTGCCGGTATTTCGGCGGTGGAACAGCGAGGCGCGGCAGAAGCCGGAATGATGCTGGTGCATGGCGCACCGGGCTACGGCAAAAGTCATACTGTCTCACACTGGGCCATTGAAAATGGTGCCGTATTTTTGCGGGCTAATGTGGACTGGACTCCGAAATACTTCCTCACCGAGCTGGCAAAGGAGCTGCGTGTGGACATGCGCGGTACAGCGCAGCAGCTTTTTGGTCGCCTGCTTGAGCACATCGTGGAAACACAGGCGCCGCTCGTCATCGATGAAGCGGAGTTCACTCTACACAAGAACGCGGCTGTGCTGGAAAAAATACGTGACCTTTCCGACCGAGCCGAGGTGACTGTGGTTCTGATCGGGATGGAGCGCATCCAGCAGAACATTGGCCGACACAAACAGATTAACAGCCGCATTGCTCAGGTTGTGGAGTTTAAGCCGGCGACGCTGGCGGACGTATCGCACGCATGCCGGCAGCTTGCTGAAGTGGAGCTGGCCCAGAGCGTAATAGCAGAGGTGCACCGGCTCAGCTGCGGCAGAATGCGTGAGGTGCTGAACATTATCGCCGCCATTGAACGCATTGCCAAGGTTAACGAAATTTCCACGGTGGAAATAGCAGACATTGCCGGCATGCCTCTTTCATACGACTGGCAGATGCGTGCTCCGCGCATGGTTAAGGAAAGTGCCCCCGGCAGAAAGCGCTCCGGAGGCTCACGGACCGCCGCAGCGGAGGGCCGTTAAATGGCGTGGCGCGGGAAAGACATTTTAACGCTGCTTTCTGCAGGTCCGCAGCTGACGCGGCAGATCGCCACGCACTTCGGCCTGAACCGCGAGCAGGTGCGCAGAGCCTGCAAGAGCTTACAGAGCCGTGGTTTGGTTAATTCTCTTGAGGGGGTGCATGAAATAACCCCCGAGGGCCTGTACGCTCTGAAAAGCGGCCAGCGTTTTTTTTCCGGCCCCAGAGCGGGAAACGCACAGAGCCGGTCACACGGAACCCTGAGGGCCAAGGCATGGCGGGCCATGCAGATGCTGGAGGTATTCAGTGTTTCCGATCTGCAAACCATGTTGTGCGACGGCTCAGAACGGTATGCCGAGCGTAACCTTGGCGATTATGTGCGGGCGCTCTGGCTGGCAGGCTACCTGCTGGCAATGCCAAAGCGAACCAAAAATCAGCAGCAACGATACCGGATGCGGCGTGAACGCTATACAGGCCCGCAGGCTCCTTCGTTTAACAAGCAGACCCGCATAGTTACCGATGTGAATACCGGTGAGGTCGTATACATCCCCACCCGCAAAGAGTTGGAGGCAGGAGACGGGAAATGAACAGCAGCCACTGGATGACTCTGCTGCGTAACGCACAGCACGGCCGGAGCATTGCCCAGATCGCCAGAGAGCTTGGCGTGTCCCGCACTTCAGTCAGCCTGCTGCTGGCCGGCAAGTATCCGGGCAAAACGGATAAAATGGCAGAACGGATAATCAAAACATTTCTGCGCACTGAATGTCCTTATCTGGGCAGAGAAATATCGGCTGACGAATGCGCAGACCACAGTGGCCGGATGCCAACATCAAGCCCGACAGCACTACGTCATTGGCGGGCCTGTCAGGAATGTTCCCACAGGAGGAAAGCATGAACAGCATTGTTACCCGAGACACGACCGGAGAGGCTGAATCCCTGCGCGGGTTCATTTCCGAGGAGCTGGAACGCGGCGCCATTGAAGCCAAAGTGCTGCTGCAGCGAGGAGATATTGAGGGCGTAACCCGCCAGTTGAACGTGATTATACGTCTTTCCGACGCAGTTAAAGGACTTGAAACCCGCATGCCGCTGGCAGCGGGAGACGCATAGGAGCATGCAATGAACCACGAAAATTACATGGAAAATGCACAAGGTCACCTGATCCCTGTTGAGCAGGTCAAGCCCATTGATATGGCCCGTCACGAACTGGTGATGGAAAAGGTGGGTAAAGTCTTGGAAATGCAGGCCGCCCTGCGGACACTCAAGGCTGAAATTATGGGCGATATTGAGGCTTTTGTCAGCATGGCTGCCGATGAGTACGGCGCGAAAATCGGTGGCAAGAAAGGCAACGTGACCCTGCAAAGCTTTGACGGCAGGTATCAGCTGAAGCGGCAGATCAGCGAACATCTGGCCTTTGACGAACGCCTGCAGGCCGCCAAGGCGCTGATTGACGAATGCATACGGGAGTGGGCCGAAGGGGCCGATACCAAACTTCAGGCTCTCGTTAATGATGCGTTTCAGGTGGATAAAGAGGGACGCATCAATACCGGTCGCATATTGGGCCTGCGGCGTTTGAAAATGGACGATGACCGTTGGCACCGCGCCATGGAGGCCATCTCCGACGGGCTGACCGTTACGGGCACCAAGGCGTATTTCCGCGCGTATGAGCGCACCGGCGATGGCGCTTACAAGCCTCTGCCCTTGGATATGGCGGCATTGTAGGAGCGGCATATGGCACATGCACCTCTTTACCCCTGCACGCGGCTACATGCCCGCATTACACTGGCGCACTGCGAGAGCAACAGATCGCGGAACGATACCCCCCAGATGACCACGAGGGGCTACCCCGTTGTGCGGCCGCGACAATGCCGGGACTGCACGGATTGGAAAGCATGGGGCAAAGAGGTGGCTCCGGTACAGTTAGAAGGGGTAGCCCCTGCTGCCCGGGAGGTTGATATGGCGAAGAAGAAAGCCGTTTGCAAGGCGTGCAACAAGGAGAAGCCAATTACGGGGCGCGGCATGTGCGGAGCCTGCTATCAGCGGGTGCTGAAGCGGGAACGGATGGAATCTGCGGCGGTAAAACCTGCGGCGGTAAAATCAGAGGCCACGTACGGCGTTGAGCAGTTGTTTTCTGATGACCGCGATACAGATTTGCTCGTGGCGTTGCAGGAGGCCGCACGGATCAACTATCGCACCGTGCAGGGAGAGGTACTTTTCCGTTTGCGCAGCAGCTTGTCGCAAGGTGGAGGGCTGTATGGCCAGCAATAAGAATAAGGCACGGATAATACAGGCAATAGCACAGGCTCTTGAATCGCGGCTGCCGGAAGACACCTCGTATTGTGTTTTCAGCGTTGCAGGCTTCGGGGATAGCGTAGCCGGAGTGGCGACGGGGGGCGTCGGGCAGGTAGGGCCGTCGGACACAAAATTCAGTCAGGCGCTTTTGCTCTTAAAAAAAGAGGTGAGTGAAATGGCCCGGAAATGCGGAGCTGCAGACGGGGGCAGCGCAGGCGGTCCACAGATTTTTCCGCCGCATCCTACCGTAATGTAATTGAAGCGAAACCGCCCGTGTGGCGGTCGCCGGGGCGTGGCGGCTCCGGCCTGATGAGCAGCCAAAAGGAAAGTTATGGCTCGTAAGTTGGGGAACTATCGTGTGGCACAGTGGCTTGATACCGTCCGGATCTGCCCTGTGTTTGTCATTGAGCGCTACGTCGATGGCCGTTGGCATCCGTGCGTATACCGCGGCAAACCACTGATTTTTGATTTGGAATATGACGCCTGCGGCATGATGTTGCTGCTGGATTCACCCCGCAGCTGACAGGGAGCACATATGCGCATCTACCTTGCCTGCCCGTACACGCACCGTCTGGCCGCCAGGCGCCGGGAGCGCTTTGAGGCTGCCACAATGGCGGCCGCCGCGCTGATGGCGAGAGGACATATTGTCTATTCGCCCATAACACATGGGCACCCCATCGGCATATTGGGACGTGTGCCGGGCGATTGGAGCTACTGGAAGGACCATTGTCTGTCTTTTTTGCGTGGCTGGGCGGAAGAACTGCATATTGTATGCATGCCCGGATGGGAAGATTCCACCGGTGTGCAGGCGGAAATACAGATGGCCGCAGATATGGGCCTGCCGGTGCGCCACATGCAGCCCACGGCTAGCACCCAGAAAACATGCCTGCCTATCGGGACGTCGGAACAGCCCCGGCGATTTGAACTGGTGACAACCAACGCATGTATCCCGGCTATCCGCGATATGCGGCACGACAGGCTGGTGGCTATGTTTTTTCGTGACCGTAATAAGCCCGAGTCCGCAGAACGGATGGCCGCGGTATGTGTTGACGCGCTGCATACAGTAATCGCCACGCATCAGGCAGACAGAAAGGGGGTACCCCATGAATAGAAAAATTATGCTGGCAAAGCTGCATATTGCCAAAAAAGACATGGCGCTGACCGATGATGTTTATCGTGCCCTGCTGTACCGCGTAACTGGCAAACATAGCGCCGCCGCCATGAGTGCCGGAGAAATCGGCCGGGTACTGTCTGATATGAAGGCCAAAGGCTGGAAACCCTCACCACCCAAAAAAGCCGGTAAAAAGCCGGTAGTCAATCCGGACTGCCAGAGGTTGCTGGCCAAAGTGGAAGCCCTGCTGGCCGAAGAACGCCGCCCGTGGGCATATGCTGAGGCCATAGCCCGTCATATGTACGGCGTGGATAAGCTGGAATGGTGTACCCCGGAGATGCTGCGTGGCATTCTGGTTGCGCTGGTAAAAAATGCGCGCCGCAACGGGGGCATGGAATGAACACGCTGCATACTGTTGCCGCCAACACACTGCCCGATGCCGCCAGAGAGCTGGCCGCCATAATCGGGATGCCGAAGACCATCAAGCTTGTCGAGGCTCTGGGTGGCACCACGTTCCCCGTACCGAAGCGGGCCACCAAAGCGGGCGAGGTTCGCTTCTGGGCTTTGTCCGATGCGGTGGGCGACGATGCAGCACAGAAACTCTGTCAGCATTACGGCGGGGTGAAGCTGTACATCCCGCGCTGTACAGAAGCGTTGCGCAACGCCCGTGACAGGGCCATCATACAGCAGTTTGACCAAGAGACCGCCAAAGGGCGCAGTGGGGCGGAAGTTGTCATGGAACTGGCTATGCAGTACAGGCTTTCTGACAGACGCATATGGATTATTTTGAAAACGCCGGAAGACGCACCCGCTGAGAACACGGCTTTGCAGCAAGGTAGCCTTTTTTAGGAGAATGCTATGGCAACTCTTTACCTTATCGGAATCGTTTCTTTCCTCGTTACATTAGCTGGGCTTTTTGTGATAAAATTTGGCCGTGAAGGTGCCCTGCGCCGTATCCGTAACCCCAGTCGCGGCCAAGTTGTAATCTCGATTCTATTCATTGCTGTAGGCATTCTCATTATACGTACAGTAGCCCTTTGGATTCATGCCGTCAGTACGCATGGAGTATGACGGCATGGCTAACCCTTTCCCGCGATAGCTCCTTCTGAACCCCTTCCACCTGTCCTGCCCCCTGTTCGCCGCCATACTGGCGGCGACCGGGGGCGTTTTCTTTGCGGCGCCTCCACATACAATATTCCGGAGGTCGCCATGTCCCGTCATCAATTTACGCCGCGCCTGCCCCGCATGGGGTGGTGTCTGCTGCTGGCCGTGATTCTGCTGGCCGCTGTCGCGCTGGTTTCCCCTCAGCAGCTGCCTGTTATCCTGTATAAATTTTCTCTGGTCACCGTGGCCGGCGTGGGAGGCTACTGGCTTGACCGGTGGGCCTTTCCCTATGGGCGGCCTGACTTTTTTCTGTTCCGTACACCTGTGGGCAAAGGAGAGACCTTGCGCTCTCCGCTCAGGTTGTTGCCCAGCAGATTGACCCGCATTCCCTTTGCTGCTGCCAACATCCGTCGGGCCATTATCATGGGAGCGGCCATGCTGGCCGTGGGGATGGGCCTGTGATGCGCGGATGGCTGACTGCACTTTTTGACGTTTGCAAGTACTGCGCTGTGTCGGTGCTTGTCGGTTTCGGTCTGATGACGGGAGCAATTGCCGCTGTATGCTTTTGGTATACATGTGCCTTTGCCGCTTCCGACATTCCCGCTGAGGCGAAGCAGCATCAGCGCACGCTGATACGCGAGGCCCGCGCTCAGTGGGGTATTGATGCACCGGTGGCCGTTTTCGCCGCGCAAATACACCAGGAAAGCCTGTGGCGGGCCGACGCCGTATCACACGCCGGGGCACAGGGCATGGCGCAGTTTATGCCTGCCACTGCCAGATGGCTGCCGGAGGTTTTGCCTCATACAGGAAAGCCTGCGCCGTTTTCGCCTTCATGGGCCATCCGTGCATTAGTCGGGTACGATTTGTGGCTTTGGAAGCGGGTTACAGCAGCCACCTTGTGCGACCGAATGGCCATGACTCTTTCTGCCTATAACGGAGGCCTTGGCTGGGTTTACAAAGATCAGCGGCTTGCTGCTTCCAAAGGACTGCACAGCGGCCTCTGGCGTGATGTTGCGGTTGTGAATGCAGGGCGCAGCGCTGCGGCATTCCGTGAAAACAGACAGTACCCGCAACGCATCCTGCAGCGGCTTTTGCCACGGTATTCAGCGGCGGGCTGGCCTGCAGGCAGTTTTGCCGGAGGCTGCCATGCCTTTTAGCCTTTGGTCTGTGCCCGGGCTGTTCGGCCGGTGGTGGCTGCCGCTGGCTGCCGCCTGTGCCGCGGCAGCGCTGCTTGTGGGGGGCTATCACGCCGGATGCCGTGTGACAGCGGCTGAATATGAGCGAGATATGGGGCTGCTGCGTCTGGCCCATGCCCAGGAACAAACCCAGCGCGCCCGCGCGCATGCACAGGCGTACGCGGCCCTGCACCGGCAGTATGAAAAAGAGCTGTCACGCGGCAACGCATTGTCCGCGCAACTGGACGAAAAACGCCGGCAGATAGCCCGTCAACGAATGCAATTTGACAGGAGAATACGCGATGTTGTGGTCCGCCTTGAAGCCAGCGGCACTGACTGCCGCCTTGGCCCTGATTTTGTGCGGCTGTGGAACGAGGCCATCGGGGCCGTTGCCCATGATTCCGGAGGTGGTTCCCTGTCCGGAGCGGCCGGCACCGCCCCCGTCACTGATACAGCGTCCGGAGCCGCCGGCACCGCTGACACCGGGATACTGGCCGGACAGGCTGCCCCCCCGTCACAGCGAACCGGCACAGTAACGCCGGCTGACCTGCTGGCCAACATCCGCGATTACGGCGCCCGCTGCCGGGCTATGGAGGTGCAGCTGAACAGCCTGATTGACTGGGTACAGCCATGAACGAGTTGTTTTTGCTTATCCTTAACGGGCTGTGGGCTTTGCTGCTTGCAATTTTCGCCTTGTGGGGGCGCTCCATGCAGGCGCGCGATTCTCAGCGGAGTAAAGAGTTGCAAAGCCTGCGGGACCGTATGGAAGACACCTGCGTGCGGCGTGATGATTACAGTTCTATGCGCGCCGAGGTCATGTCCCGGCTGGAGCGCATGGATGCCAAACTTGACCGGTTGATAGAACGCGACGGAGCCAGAAATGCACGATGAGAAGCCTACGGAAGCACGAACACAGGAGCTGATGCTGCTGGAGCGTATGGACGCCAAACTTGATGCACTGGATAAGCGTATGGATGGCATGGACAGGCGTGCGGCCAGTGCCGGGGCAGTGGCAGGAGGTGTTGCCGGCGGTATTACCGGCGCCCTTGTGGCTTCCAGTATCGCCTACATTAAAGCAACACTTGGATGGCATTCAAGAGGTCGTGGGTTCAATTCCCTCCAGCTCCACCAAGAATTTCTAAGGCTTACAAGTTTTGACTTGTAAGCCTTTTTTCGTGTGGATAACCGTTTGGATAACATTTCCGGTTAGCCAGGATTTGCGAGATTCCGTTGGGAA